AGAATGGCGAACAAACTCGCTCGACATCTTCGGGGATGAGGGGTAGGATATGCTTGACGGCGCGTGATTTGCCGCCGGGATATCTCAATGGTGTCTTCATTTGACGAACAACGAGTCCAGCTTGTTCTGAGTCAGTGTCTTACCCTTTGAAGATGCTCCTCCGGGGATGGAAACTGATAGAAACTCGGCAAGAAGTCCTCTTGCGGTGGATTCCGATGCAAAGTGATGCACATTGCCGCCGCGGGTCTTCCATGCACGTGCCATGTCGCGCTGCTTCTTGATGCTGAGGTGGTCTTTGAACCAAGTCCTAAACTCGGCAGCAATCTTGTTCCCCTTGCGTGTCGATCCAAGAACTGGATAAGTGACAAACAAGATCGTCAAAGCTTCGAGAAGCTCCGTCTGTACCTTGGCGTCGTTTGGCCATGCTGACTTAATAATCTCTGCCGCACGCTTGACGTTTGTGGGGCACGACGTGTCTCGCTTTACTGCTCTTCGGAATCCCGAAACAGTAACGAGAGGATCACCATTAGATCCGGCACTGGGTCCGGTGCCAACGTATCCCTTAACAGGGTCGTCAGGTGAGCCACAAATAGCCAAATTACAAGCCAACAAGTGCCCAGCGGTGAACACCGCTTCTGGTTCACCGCTAAGATACTTATGAAGAAAAGTTTCTTCCGCAGAACACTGCTTTCTCTTGTCCTTGTTCTTCTCAGCGAATATTCGATGATATTCCTTTTCATCATCTACCTCGATGATGTATGCGGGAATAGGCTTGTCTGGTCCGAAGACAATACGCCACATATGTTTGCGGTGATCGCCGTCCAGAAGATACAAAGTTCCGTCAGGGAACTTCGCCACAAGAATAGGACTAAACAATGCTTCGTCCCAGCCTCTTTCAAGATACCTCTCAAGAGTGCTAAGCAATGTGGGACGATTAACAATCGCCTGAATTGAAGTGGGAACATCTTTCAGTACCCCCTTCTTGCCAAGAATCTTAATCTGCTTGGCTAGCCCTCTCTTGATCAGGCGGTTTACGCGGACCTCGGGTCCAATTATTTTACTACTCATTTTTTCTCCTTTTAGTTGAGTGAAGGTCAGTGACCTGTGCTATCTTTTCCAGCCGACTTATAAATGCGACCTTATGGTAGGTGATAGCAACCTAAAACTGTAATATAAAAACGGCAGACATTTCACCGGTCTGCCAGCGGCTGCAGCTACTCTGTGGTAGTGGTCTCGGTGGTAGTCGTTGTACCGCCCTCTGTGGTGGTGCCAGTTGTGGTCCCGCCATCTGTTCCTGTAGTTTCGGTACCGGTTGTGGTAGCAGAAACTTCAACAGTCTCGGTGGTGGTCTCAGTAGTGATGGTCTCGGTAGTGGTGTTTGTTGACACCTCGCCCGGATCAACCTGACACGTTCCATAAGCAGTTGCAACGACAAGAACGCCTCCGACAACACTTACCTTGACCTTCCATGAGGCCCATTGTGATTTCAACCAATCCATAGTATTACTCCTTTTATGATTAGTAAATTGTGGCAGAGTATTTACCCGCTCTGCCAGCGGTAGCTCAAACTAAATGGCTTACTTTCCGTTCATTAGTTCATTGAAGGCTTTATCTACGTCGCTAGTGGATTTTCCATATGCTACGGTTTCACGTGAGCGAGATTCTGCGCTTTTGTTGCCAGAAAGCTGCTCATCAAGAATACCGTCAATCTCTTCTGGAGTGTGGCGTTCGAAAAGAGATCCGAAGTCCGGCATGCGATCGAGGAGGGCAGGGATCGCTTCCGTGTCTTCTAGCAATGGGGACGTATTTCGCCTCATCTTCATGTTAGTTTGAGGGTATGCGCCCGGTGTGGTGGGCTTAGTGTAAGTCAGCGTGATGTCGGTACCCTCACCGGCATCCGTGATGTCCCCGTATTCGGGGTCGAGGATATATCCAAGAAGAAGTTCATACGCCTTCTTGCCATATCCGTAAATCTTAACTCCCTCTTCTTCTCGTCCGCGGACGACGACTGGTGAGAAGTAACGCGCTCGGACGAACAGAGACTTGGCAAGCTTCTTGCTTTCCTCATCGTTGTTGTCAACGCCTTCTCGCCATACAGAAGAGGCAAATTCGCAAATTGGGCAGCTTTCACCGAAGTTACGCTTAGGGCACAAGATGCCGCCGCGGTGTTCGCCTACGTTATAGTGGAAGAACATCTCCTTGAGAGGGTCTCCATCGCTGCTTGGGACGATTCGGATATCTTGATCGCCCTCATCTGGCTTGAACCATACAGAGTCGCCCTTGTCGGACCCCTCTCCACGCAGTGCAGCCAGCTTCTTTCTCATTAGTTCCATATTGATTGACATTAGTTTTTCTCCTTGTTTTGTTTTTGTAAAGTATATCGAGCTTTCCTCGATATCTAATGTATCACTCTTGCTCTAGCTTGTCAAGAGTTTTTTGTTGTTGTATTGCGTTAGTGTGGGCAACGCAGAACCCAAAATCTTGTAAGTGTGTCTCATAGATTGCATAAGAAATTTTACGGAACGCATTCCTTGGTTTAGTCTTTAAAATATCGACTAATTTCTTGTGCAGCCCTCTCTCTTCTTCTAACCTTTTCTCATTTATACACATATAATAACACAGTTCTCTCGGGGTGTCAAGGTCAAAAAGCCAATTCTCGTTTATTTTCTTCATATCAAGCATAGAAACAGCACGGATCCTGTTGACCTCATTTGGTTTCGAGATATTACCTATGTGAGGCTCAGTGTGCTCAAAATAGTTCATATAATGAACACAAGAAAAGATTGTCTCATTAAGAGTGTCGTAGTAATTCTTTAGGTTGATATTGTCTCTTACTCTCTCGATACTTTCATTAGAAAAGATAGTAAAGGTCTTAAACAGCCCAGAGCGCGTATATTCCTGCAACACGCCATACACAGTGTTTTCGACCAACTGAGGAATCCCAGTCAGCAGTTCAGTATCCGGCTTTATGTAAAAAATCTCTACTTCTTTCGACCTGATTTGCTGAAGAATCCCTAAAGAATAGATAGAACTGTACGAGGACCCCACTACAAACACTTGAACCCTGTCTTTTAAGTTTTTGAAGAACGATTTTAAATTTGGAATATCTCTCTCGTATAGCTCCGGGCTGTCGTGTGCATTTAGCTTGAACGTATTCTTGGTGTTTTTCTCCACCGAACTATTCATCAGATAAGTGTCGTACTGGGGTATCTCTTTGAATTTTTCAACAATCGCCGATGCCGCATTGCCAATGCCAATAATAGAAATCACAGCGCTAACTCCTCTAAATCATAGTAGTTCTTCCCCGCCTGAATATTTACCACAAACTGATCAAGCTTGTTATTTGCGAACATCGACTTAATCTCAGGAATCAGATATTTTTCATCATCTGAGATATCCAGCACCAGTTCATCATGGACGATATGGGATATGAAACTCTTTTTATCTTTTAAAAACTCATCAATTGCAACAGCACGCTCTAAAACCAAATCTGAAGTTGTGCTTTGTATCAGATAGTTGAGCGCCTTTCTGTCTTCAACCTTAATCTGTCTACCAAATGGTGTCGTAATGACTCCGGCACTATACCATTTATTCAGCGCCTTTTTCTTGCTATACATTTCCGTCGATATAGCGTCTGAGTTTGGATCATACAACCATGCGAAGAATCTTGTCTTGCATTCATCACGAGTAATGTTTTGCTCAAACAAATGAAGAGAATTCCACTCATGAATATCTATCTTAGGCTGCGCTTCTCCTGTTAACGATAGAAGCGTCCGCACCTCAGCACCATTGTAGTCAAGGGACACGAACCAGTCATTCTTTGGCTTCACTGCTTTTCTAAGTTCTTTCTTCATCGTTAATATCGGGAAACTTCCGGGGTTCGTAGTCAGGCGGCCAGTAACGGTGCCAAAAAGATTATAATCTATATAAACACTGGCTTGTAATATTTTCTGAAGTGCATGGCGATTGACTGTGTTTAGAAACAAGTTTTTGCAGTCAGCAGCCTCAACGTGCAAGCCTTGATATCTGATCTTCTGCAGCAACTTGGCTACTGTAACCAAGTAATCATAGTTCGCTGGCTTCGACATACTATCAAATACGTGGCGAGTGATTTTATTTTTTATTTCGCAAAATTGAACCAAGGCATCATGAGGAATTAAGTCGAATATGCAGTGTTCGTTAAAATCAATTTTAGCAATCTTGAAAGATTTATAGAAAGCCGACATCTTGCGTACCACAGAGCGATATTCCTCCAATAGCTCATCTGGGCACACATCCTCCAAGGAGGAACCGCCACAAATAAGCCAAGCATACTCGATCGAGCTATCATCAAAGAAACCACCGGGGCGCCATGTACGCTGAAGTTCCTCTGGGAAGTCTTTGAAATGTAATCTGCCGTCCTTATATACGCCTACGCACTCGGTCTTATCATCAAGTGTTTGAAAGTACATGTTCCCTCTTGTCTTTACGTAATCTAGCACGTTTCAGAAGTTCTGTCAAGGATCCGGAGGAATCATATGTTGGCGCGATTACGTTTTCAAAGTAATTGACCACTGTTAACGGGTCCTCAACTTGAAGCAACTCTGCTGTTTCTCTGAGTAAATTTCTTTTCTGTTGTTCTGTTAGCACAGACTCTCTTTCTTCTATCATTCTTATCTTGGCATAAAAAGACATGAACAACCCTTCGCCAAACTCGCGCGAGATCTCATCAAGTGTGTATTGTGTGGGTCTAATCACCTTTGAGCGCACGGTACCGTCTTGACAATAGTCAGCCACAACATAATCTGTTTTTAGTTCGTTGTATAACTCAAGCAGAATAAACTTAAAATTTTCATAATAGGTTATGTGAGCCGGCGTATAGGCAATCGCCAGCACGTCATCAGTGCTGTTCATTCCGTATTTACGTGCATATTTAATCATTTCCGAGGAGCCAATGTCAGCAATTAGGCGCCATGGGACATATTGGTCCACCGAGAAACCATAACTGCGGCAAGCGTTTAAATAAAATTCCCAATTTGGGCTTTGCTTGAATTTTTTTATCTTGTTCTCATCATCCGAACAATTTTCGCCGGCGATATCAATAACAAGACCGGTCGATTCCATAGAACAATGCTTACTTTTAACAAAAGCGGGATATGTAAATGGAACCAGACTGATAAGCTCTTTCAAGACCGGCTCTATGTGAATTAAAAACTCTCTAAAATTTTTGAATTTCGCATTTGTCTCAGCAAACGATTTTCTAATCGTCTTTTTGTTTCCTGTGCTGAAGAAGCGATATAGAGTACGGGGACTCTGAAAAGCCTTGTTTGCATTTAGAACCGACAAATAGGTATCATTTGGATCTATTTTTCCAGCCTGAGCTTTAACGCGAAACTGCATGCAAAGATCCTCAAAGGCATCGGCCACAAAATTCATAGCTTGGAACCCAGTGGAATCATTTTTATTTGTTGAAGAGAGTCCCTTCAGGGAAACAAAATTTGTATCCATTTCAATTGGAACATAAGCCCTATCCACGCGACCATAAAGATATTTTTCTGCAAGATTAAAGTCCATCAGATTGCCGTATGCAACATCCGATATATCATAACGATAAACTAGCGACTTCTGGTATATTTGTTTTGAAGTTTCGGTGTTATTCTTTTTATAATAATCTGACATTTACTTTTGCCTCACGGTGTTGAATTTGGGTTTGAATCGACAGTGCTCTTACACCTAGGTGGCATCTCAGAATATGACCGGATACTTTCCTTGTGTTTTTTTGCTCCACACTTTTGAAACCCATGCACTGCGGGGTTTTTATCCACCCCTACTTTAGTGGGCGGAGGAGATTCGTTCTCATGACCGTGCATCCATACAGCGGTGACATTGGTTGTTCTCTCGCCCTCCGCGATACGATGAGATGCCTTGGTGACCAAGTAATAACCGCCAATACCATAACGAGATAATTCCATTCTGTCAACATCTTTCAGGTTTCCAAATTTTTGCGTGCCGTCTTCGTCTATTGCTGTCATGCCCTTTGTACTGGGTGCAAAGCCTCTCGGATCTATATAAAGTATAGTGCCGGGGTACACGTTTGGTATAAGAAAAAGATCGATATTTGCGTTATATACTTCTCGCAACTGCAGTAAGCCGTCGTAACCTTCTTGTTCGTATCTCATCTCCTTGATCATTGGGGCTGGAGATTTCTCTAGCCTAATCTCTTTCACTATACCCTTGCTTTCACCTAGGACATAGTGAGAGATACCCATTTTTTCATCTGACGCGGCATCGCCCGTCATTTTATCTTCTGGCTTTGTCCTTCCGGCGTAATAAACCATCCAATTTCTCTGGAATCCGTAGCCGGGATTTCTGGAGCCCTTGGTATTCTGAGTGCCCATCGTATTTAAAACAGGTCGCTCTACTGCGTCGGGTATCCAGACGTCCGTTTTATCTTTATCGCTCAGGCAGACATTCCTCGCATGTAAATCATTGGTGATCTCATCCCCGACAGAATCTGAGTATGAGCAAATAGTGGTAGAATGAAAGGCAACTGGCTGAGTAGCCTTGATTCCGTTGCAAGTGGCGTCATTTAAGAAAACAGAGAGATAATTTTTAATGAACTCATCAAGGAAGGTAGCCAAAGGGTAACTAACGCGATCTTTGGCCAGCATTTTGTCTGCCATCCATTCCGTAAAGTATTTGAGAGATATTGGTATTTCACCCATGGAGATTGTGCGGTATTTATACGGATCGTTCGCATCTCTAATCTCAATGGGTCCCAACAGAACTCTCAGTTGCATAAAATTTTGCTTCGCCTTAGCTAAAATTCGCATCTCTCTTTGTTTGACACTAGCATCAGCATCTCCGATTGTTTTCATCGCTGACAATGTTTTTGGCATTGCATCAAGATAATTTTGAATACCCTCCAGTATGATATCGACCAAATCAAACATGAAGAAAAACGTCACTTGTCGGTAAGTGTCATAATTGAATGTTTCCTGCTCAGAAGAAGAGAGATGGGAAGGCTTCGTAAGTTCGCCTTCTAGTCTCTCAATTTTCTTTTTTAACTTTTGTTCCGCGTTGTAGTCGCCCAATTTTTCTGCTTGTTGAGCTTCCGCAGTCATCCTGTTGATTTCGTTCCTTATCTGGTCCTCATTTTGTAAATTGTCACTACTATCATAAATTGGAGCGATCGAGGCGTCACTCATTGCTCGGTTAAGCTCAGTATATGGGATGCTGTAGAAGTAAATAAGATCTTTCTTAAAAAGTCTTGTTAGGACACCTTTTAAGTTTCGCTCTTTTAGTCCTTTGATAATTTTTGCATCGTCTTTAGCTTTCAAATCATCATCGGCAGCGGCAGCACTAGCGCCACTTGCTTTATTTGTGGCAGCGTCAAATTTCTTTTGCATGTTTATTTTAAAAATTTTAGTGTTTGCATCATTCGAGTCAGCAAAAACATCGTAGTAACTGTTATTAAATGCATCTTGGACATATGCTTGATAATTGATAACGAAGTCGACCCTTCCGTCTTCTTTGAAATTAAACTCATGAATTGTTGGAATTAAATCGTATGTTGCGTAAGAATTTGCAATTGCGTTTTCGTATACTGCTCTTTCTTTTTCCGGCATATGAAGCTTTTGAGGTATCTGGTACCCTACAACCACCTTCAAGCGAAAGTTTAAACTATAAGCTGGATCAAACGCTGAATCACTCCATGTACCTCTACATTGAGCTTCTGTTTTCAGTTCTTCTAATCTCGTGGTACCAGTTTTGATAGCTAAATCGGCGTATCTAAAGACTTCCGACTCGTTTTTGCTATTAAACGTCTCGCGATCCCTAAGAATCTCTGCAAAGTTTGTAGCATGTAGGGTTAACTTGCCCATAATCATTCTCTTGGAGGCAAACGGATCGCTACCTTCCATGACCCACTCAAAGCTTTTCATACCAACACCGAAGCCGCGGCGACGTTTATTTTTGAATATATCTCGAATGTCACTGGACGTGGTGGATCCCGGAAAAGTTATCTCCATCTCACTCATCTCAGAACCTTCTTCATCAATTCTGACCTTATAAAGCCTCACAGACGGCTGTAAATTTGATAGTACGTCATGAGGCATGTCAAAAAACGTTTTAGCAGACGGATGAGATGTTAATTTGTTAATAAACCCATATGGAGTACCTCCGCACATAAGAGAGGCATTCCGCGTCTCCGTGGGGAAGCTACGTTTTTTTCTAAAATTACCGCCGCGGCGAATATCGACGAGGCTCCACAAATGTCTTTGGATGTAGCACTGATCTCTAAAAGATAGTTCTAAGTAATTCTCGTTTGGATCAAGCACGGAGACAACATTGCTAGTTACTCGATCCTTAATTTCTTTGGCGATGCGTTCCGCTTCACGGGCGGCGGCGTTGGCTACATCAGCGGCGAGTCTTGAGCCAACAGCACCAGCCATCCCCCCTAGAGGGTCAGCACCGGCAAGGTTGGTGACCTGATCATCGTCGAGACCGGTGTCGCCTGTATCTTTTTTAATTGCCTCATGGAGCAATTTCATTAGCTGCTGGTAGCCCTGTGCTGAATTCAGAATATCGGCGAGGGTATCCTCAGATAACTGAAGAGCACGCATAACATCTTCTGGCTGTCCGCCCGGAGCATCTTTCAATTCATTAACTTGTTCTTTCAGCGTTCCCAGCAACTTCTCAAGTTCGGCGCCATCATTCGCAAAGATATCGTCCGTGGGACTGCCGGTGTTTTTTGTATATTTTTCTGGAAATTGATCTATCGAATTTCCTGACCTTTTGTGTCTATTAATTTGGGAGATATACGCATTAAACCGATCGCCTTTGTCTTTTATTTCACTTGTACGAATAGATAAGCCTTGGCGAAAGCCCGTGGTCTTTAATAATTCATTGACGTTTTTCCACTTTGGAGGGGAATATTTCTTTAGTAACTCGTCGTACGCACTCATTTATTTCATACCCCCAACATGGGAAGAATTCTTTCTGTATCTAATGGAATCGTTAAAAGCTCGCCCGGATAAACATCGCCCTCAGTGGGACGACCGTTATACCACGCTATAATCCACCATAGAGTGGGATCTCCATAATATTCAGATGCCAGCTTGTAAAATCGATCACCGACTGCCCATACGTGAGTGGTGGTGGGCATGTTAATTCTATCCACAACATCCGGGTGATACATTACCGGGGTTTCATAGTGTGTAATACCCTTGATATTGTTTCTCTCTTTTCGGAGATACTCATAATATTTGCTGTTATTTAGTAATTTTCTGTATCGGCTATATCTTGACATTTTCCGCTTTCCTTTTTACGATATATACTCAGTCAGTTCAACGCCGCGGGCGTACTGCTCTTCATTGGTCTCGCCGCCGGCTACATAACCTTCTGTAGCGCTCTGAAGATATTCGTAATTGGCCTGCTGGCGGGGCTTCAGACCTTTCTCTTGTTTCTTTGCTTCAAGACGCTGGAGAGTTCTCATATCTCTTTTACGGGCTGATTTACCAAACATTCCATCGTAGCCGCGCGCTTCGGCGTTTGCTAAATCTTGCTCTCTTTTTTGAGTTGCTCTCTCTTCTGCTTGGCGGGCTGCGATTCTATCGTTGTAAGAACCAGCAGCCATCACTGATTTCGCCTCAGATGCCAATACAGCATTATAGGGGAAATTTGGATCTTTGAATTTGTTTTGTGAATTCCAGCCCAAAGTATTTTCATGAATAACAGCAATATCCATGTTGACTTCGATCATTTTAGGCAAAATTGTGTTTGTACCCTTCTGGATGACGCCTATATCTGGGTTTTCCAAATTGTGAGCAATATTCATGCTGTTGATGACGCACAGCAATCCTTCCGATGGATTGTTGGTCGAGATGTAGTTTCCAAAAATAGCTGATGCAGGGAGATTTGTGGTAGTTTCCGCCTCTTGTGGTCCTTTGCTTTTTTGCAACAAGTTCATAAGCTTTATTCTTATGAGCGGACTTTGAGACAAGACAGATGTATTATCGTCCAAATCCGCATAATTTGGATATAAAAATTGCGCTAGCTTCTGAAGGCGTCCCAAGTTCTCGTAGGCTTCGCTGATGGTTTCCGCAGGAATCTTCCAGCCGAGCGTAATCGTACGAGTTGTGTTCTTAAACGTGTAAATTGGGTCAGTGCGTCCGAATACAGTGTCCGGGTTCCAATCGCAACTGTAGCTTTCTGCAAATGTAGTGATGAAAGCCTTGAAAAATACGTCACTCTCAGACGGCACGTGGAAGAAAGACAATACAGCTTCCGCATTGTTCGCTATACCATCAGTAGTGGCTGGGCTCAGATGACCGGCACCAGTGCCTGTGTCATTGTTGAGCGTAATCTCATTATACTTTTCTTGTTTGAATATTCCTAAGCTGTCAGCCATTTTTAACCACTCCTTGTCGCCTTGGGTGTACCAGTCACACGTTGAACAATCGCGTCATTAACAGCAACGACTGCCTTATGCTTCATCTGGTCTCCATCAATATATACCTTGACATCAACTTTTGGTGCCTCTTGTTTTACAACAGGTGCAGCAGCGGCGGGTGCAGCACCACCTGCGGCGGTGGCGGTGGCGCCCGTAACAAGCAATCCTGCTGCTGCAAGCTTGAGCGTGTCCACTTCATTGACTGCTTGCATTATAGCTTTGATGTTGTCGACGGCGCCGCCAACCTGCACATCAACGCCGACACCGCTTAAATTGGCTAGTTTGTCTAAACTTTCTGTTGGTATTGCCGATAATGCCGCACCGAGTGAAGAAACACCCTTGCTCATTAGCACCAAACCTACTGCTGCAATTCCCAATTGTGAAGCATTGCCTGAAATATCCGCCACAAACGTTGTGAAGTTTTTTGTATTTTCTGACGTCAATGATGCGAAGAGGGCACTAAACCCTTCTGCCATATTTCCTATTCCTGCCGCAACTAGCCCGACACCGAGACCGACTAATGCAATTGCACCACCAAATGCCAGCAATGAACCGCTAGCACCGAGGGCGACTGGTGCCATTTTCGCGAACACAAACATCATCCCAGCCATGGCTGCTCCAAATGCTAAAATGCCAAATACGGCTTCGGTAGCATTATCGCCCACCTCACCAAATGCAGCAACAAGTTGTCCTACACCTACCGCTGCGATACCAACACCAACACCAACTAACGCAACGGCAGCGCCAAGCCCCATTAAACCCTTTTCATTGCCGCTAGCGGCTTCACCCAATTCCCTAATCGAGTCTGACATATCATCTGCAGCTTCAGTAGGTCCTCGAAAAAATTCTTTAAATGCTTTACTTCTTTTGAGCCCGAAGTACGTCAGATAAAGAAATCCGTAGAATTCGATGTTTTCTATTAAGTGCGTCAAGACACCTACGAACAGTTTGAGCGCCCCCACAACTGTCGCGATGGGTCCTGAGCCGTTCTTATTATACTCGTTGAACATCTCCCTAAGAGATACCACAAGCGGCTCTAATACCGGAACTATGCTAGCCAAAAGAGATTTGAAGTTCTCCTGAATACTTTGAATCGATTTAGTTCGTTCCTGAAGTTTTTTAATTGACGCAGTTGTCTCCTTGGTACTGCCACTGAGGGCGTCTAAATCTCCAGACATCAGCATTGCAAGATCAGCAGTAGACTCAATCCCGTCAATAGCTCCTACATAGAATTTTCGCTCAAAGTAGTCCATGTCATCAAACGTCTTACCAGTCTGCAGAACGGCGTCTCGTATCATGTTGAATCGCTTGGCAGGATCTTTGGCCATCATTAAGTCCATGGCATTAACAAAGTTGCCACCTAACGCAGCATTTAGCTTACCAGCCGAGGTAGCAGCGCCTTCGAAGGTATCAAATCCTTCCGATATTCTGAGCAGCTTATCGATCTCAAGACCGGTGCTCTTAGAAATGACAGCGAGATCTTTAAACGCTTTAACACCAGAACTTCCAAAATCAGCCAATTGGGCACTAGCGCCGGCGAAATCTGCTGCCATCTGCTGAGGGGTTACGCCAATTTGAAGTGCCAGATCGTTTAGTTCGATGCTAGCACCGGCGGCGGCTTCGGCGCTCATTCCAAACGACTTGATACCAGCTTGGGTAGCTTTAGCGAAATCAGTCATGCTGACACCCTGCTCAGCTAGCAATGCGCCCACATTGGCGACTTCTCTCTGCATTGAGACCGACATCATAGTAAACTCTGTCATCTCGCTACGTAAAGCTGTATGGGATGCATATAATTCGTCAACCTGCACACCATAAAGCGACATCGCCTGTACGTCTCCCATGATCGCATCAGAAACCTCTGTGGAGGCGCCAGTAGTTCTTCTGAACGCGGCTGCAGCTTCGTCAGTCTTAAAAGCAAGACTTATCATGGTATCAACGAGTCCGACAGTAAGACCTGTCAAGACTGCCTGTGCTGTACCCAGTGCGCCGGCTTTCGAAATTTGCTCCATCATGGAGCGTATGTTCGCCACGTTTATTGTGTTATGTTTATCATAAACCGCTATCGAATCACTCATGGAGTTCGTCAAGCTGCTGATAGCTGACTCTTGTTGTTGTAACAGTTCTACTGATCTTTCACGGCGGCGATTATCCTCTTCTAACCCCGCAATTTCTTGTTCTCGGAGTTCGATCTGTTGCTCGATAGCGGCATTTGCATCCCGATAGGCTCCGCCGCGCTGGTTGTTGAGGGCTATATCAGTCTCATAGCCCTCGATTAAATTTTGTTGTCGCTCAATGCGAATTCGATTAAGCTCATTTTGTCTTTCTGTCGCATTTGACAAACTTTGGGCGCGCTGCTCCTGTCTGTCAAGGGCTGAGTTTGCTCTATTGAGAGTTTGTATGTATGCTTCAAGTCGAGCGATTTCGTCTGCATTGCCAACAGTGGTGCTAGTGCCAGCAGTGCCAGCAGCACTGTTAATAGCGCTTATAATAGCCTGCTTAATTGCTTCTAAATCTGCTTGATTGACTGCCACAAAAAAGTTCCTTACTCAGTAAATAGTTGCCACAAAAAAAGACAAGGTTTTACCCTTGTCCATATTTTTTGCTATACATTTTAGATTCCATTGGGGAGTTGTTCTCGGTCAACGTATGTGTTTGAGAACGTGGTCCGCTGCGTTTTCTGGATGCGTTTTCTATTGCTTCCTTTTCGGCTTCAAGTTGTTTTAGCAACCTTTCAACAAACCACTGACGCAAACCAATAGGAAGATTATACGCCTCCGCTAATGACCAGCCTCCTGAATACTTTAAAAAGAAGAACTGCTCATATACGTTCTCCATGTAGTCAGGTGTTAGGCCAAAAAAAGTCCGCGGTCAGCGGGACCTCCAATTCAGTCTCATATTCGCAGTTTTGACATTCGAAGTGCTGAGTGAGGTCCACATTTGGGCTAGCTGCCTTGTATGCATTGCGGAGATGTCGTACATCCACAGAAGGCAAGTTTTCCACCACATAGTTAATGGCTTGAGAGGTGGTGTTTCCGTTTACGGCAACAATCATATTTAAAAGCTGTCTGGTGATGTTCTTCTCGTGTGTCTTCTTGTTCTTGCGGTCCAGTTCCACACCCTCCATCAGGCGGCGCTCATCGGCTCCTGTGAGGGATTTAAAGGTTATGTCTAGCCCTGTTCTCGGGAGCTTAGTGGAGAAGAATCCATTAGCTGGGGTTGCTGTAACATATTCTGAAGCATCGTCGCCGGAATATGTGTTAGTCTGGTTAAGGTCAAAGCCATACTCTTGAACCGTACCACATGACGGACATGTGACTTTTGTTGTATACTCGTTTCCATATGCAGAAATTCTGGCTGCAATAATGAGCGCGTTTCGATCGCCCACTAAAAGACTCTCGGCGTCAATTGACTTGTCGATGATTATACTGCTAAGAACGCGATCAAGTGCAATACCCTTCTTTAGTAAAGAACGAGAAGTCAACATATCCTCTTCTTTCGCGGTCATTTGCTTAACTTCAATTGAGTCTTTACCATGAAGCGGGTGCCCCTCTGGGTAGAGTAAGCCCTTAGATGGTAAATCAATAACTTCGGTGGGAACAATGAATGAAAAATCATTAGTTTCCATGTTTTGGTTCATTTGTTGGGGCACGCTGCTATCACTAGGCTGATGCGTGCCCACTCTATCACTATTTCTTGACAATATACACCTCTTTTTTAATATTGTATGTGAACATTATAGCATATTTAAACGACTATTGTACTAAGATTGGAAGAAAGTTGTCTGCTCGTTGCCACCAGTAGCTCTCGAAGGACCATTGGGGGTTTGAAGACGTGCCCAGTCGTAACGAATCTCGACTGTCATCTCTACCAAGTTGTCCTCACCATAGGCAAGGTCACCGTACTTGACGTTTGTGAGGAATGCGTTCCAAAGCGTCCACTTCTCAATCTCGTTACCATCGCCATCAATCTGAGAGATGTACACCGCGCCCAGTGCGCCAGCAGCGCGGGACTTCGACATGGAGCCAAGCGAGTTAGGGTTCGAAGGCGGAGTATATCCTGAAAGGTTGATGATGTCCGAAAGAGTAGCAGTCATGTCAGGATCACGAGGATCGACAAGAGTCATGCTGATCGGCTCCCAAGTAACGGCACCGGGGTAGTAGAACGTGTGGTTCAAATACTGGTGTTCGGCTGTGTTAATAGTAAACGCAGGCTTGTTAATGGTCTTAGCATACCACATGAGAGAACCTCCTTGTGGGGCGCTAATTCCTGTAAATTCTACTTTGAACCTAAACTGTCGTTTGGGATCTTTAAGTTCTGTGCTTTCGGCAAAGTTGTCTGACCAGAATGGCATTTTAAATGGCTCCTATATTCAATTTTAAATAGTGTTCAGATTATTTTTAGTCATCAAATGATGCACCGGTCGAGGCAATAACGAAGTCGATTGCAATATATTCAATCGCACGTGCTGGCTTGACCATGATCTTAGCATACATGATGTTTTGATCAATAAGATCGGGGGTTGTTGTTGAATCATCAAGAATCAACTTGTAGTCAGAGATACCGAAGTTACTCTTAACATTCGCAAGGAACGGCTCAACAAGACCGATAAAGCGGTTCCATGTAGTTTGCACGTTCTGCTCAAAGAGAATCTTGGTAGAGATTCTGGAGATTTCCTTCTTCAGGTAAATCACAAGTCTTCTAACATTGATTCTATCGAGGGCAGACTGGCTCTCTTGGAGAGTCTTCTGACCGAAGACCACGATTCCGCTAGATGGGAATGAAGCAATCGGGTTGATGCTTGCTTCGTAAAGAATGTCTCTTTCTTTCGAAGTGAGCTTCTCAGTTACTGCTGAAACTGGGATACCTGCGGCGCCTTCGCTGAGGCCACCTCTTTGGAATCCAGCAGGAGCAAACCAGAGTTGTGCCTTCTTCTCGGAACTAGCAAGAACACCGAGCATTGCTGCACTTGGCGGAAGCCAGACTGCGGCACCAGTGTTGTCATCGCGAGTTTGTACCCAAGGATAGAACGCAGCGCCGTAAGAAGAGTTAATCTTACGATCTCTGAGACTAGCGGCTGCTTGTCGCGGAGTGGTGGCGATACGAGAAGCCTTGGTTGACTTCGTGCTGTATTGTCCCTCATGCGATGGCAGGTAGACATCCGGAAGGTCGATTAATGCCATGGCATCAGCGCGCTCTTCACAAACATTGATAATGTGCTGGGTGAGACCCTGATGGGTGAGACCCGGCATTGTGATAAGGTTTGTTTCTACAGCCTCTGGATCAGCAACCGTGTCGATTGCTCTCTTAACGGTGTAGTAAGCTGCACTGTTCTTGTTGGTTGCAGAAGCCGCCATGCCACCGTTGTAGAGTGGGTCTGGCAGGTGGACGTTGAATCCGTCGAAGCCACCCCACATGGGTGCGGTGAAGGAGTTGTATCCAGCATCCAGCAAGTCGGTGTAGCTTCGTCCACCAGTAGCAGTGTACGATGTGAGACCGGCACGTGAGCCAGAGCGATAGAACATGATCGGGTTGCCTGCTGTGTTACCATTCACCAAGTCGTCCAAAGTGAAGACATCATCGTAACCATCAATACCTGTCATGGATATAGTGGTTTGGTCTGCGATTGGCCATGTAAACTGATCATTCAGGAGATGCAGTAGACCGGGGACACTAGGATCGAATCTGGTGCTGTTTCCGCTACCACTACTAATGGCTCCGCGACCTGCAAGGAACCCGAAGAATGCATTACGTGGATCGGAGATTCCGCCATCAGATGCAGAGTGGCGCAACTTCGTTCTAGGCATTCTGAATGCGATTGGAACATCGAAGCAGCCGCCCGACAAGGCGAATGAGGTGCCAACACCCAGTTGTGTGGTGTTGGAAGCGGTAACAATCTGGAAGTATTTTGAGCCAACATTTGCAGCAGGGGTCGCTGAAGTTGGAGGAACACCCTTCGCTGCGCCCAATGTAGCTGAACCCGAAACTACAACAGCCGCGGGGATATCCGAGTATTTGGGAGGACCGTAGTAACCAAACGGGAGGAGAGTCTCCATTCCCGAAGCACCAGCCGCCACATCAGCGTTAACTTCAACGTAAATGTACTTGGACTGGTTGGGGTACTCGCCGTAATACTTGAGTCTGCGCTCGTTCTCCGACCATGAAGAGTATTGGTCACCGATCTTGCGAGCAATGTAGTTTGGAGAAGTCGGGTCAAGAGTACACTCGTCGAATCTCTCAAGAAGCTGAATAGCGTTGTCGTTATCTGACATGAGTCGAATAAGCACGGAGAACGTACCGTAGTCGGTAGTACTGTTGTTGGATTGACGGATGTTGTCAATAGAAATCTTAACATTCTCGGACAACCAAGCACCGTGACCTCTTCCAATGAATCGGAAAAGCTTTTGAGTCTTAGAAACAACGTTGAAGCCGCTAGCATCGCCCGTATCTTGTCCGATAAACCAGCCGGAGACAGCTTCGCGAGCTTGGCAGTTAGCGCCAAGTCGGTTAGCAGGGCTTTGGCTTGTTGCACCACTGAGATGGAGCGGAACCACAACACCGACTAAGGTGGTGTTGAATGAGCCGGAAAGGTTCTCTCTGGTTTCTTGATCGTATGTCTCGCCAAGCCAGTGAGTTTTCTCTGTAGCTGTGGGGTAGAAGTTACCCGAGACATAAAGCTGAGGGTTGGTGTTGAACACTTTTCTTATGTATTTCTTGTTCGTGTCGTCCAAGCTGAAGTCGAAAGACTCTTCGGCGCCAGTGGAGCCATTAAGAAGAACAGCCTTAAAGATACCAGATTCATCAGACTCAACCACAGTACCACAACCCTTGAAGTCGCGGCGATCGGCGGCTGAACCTGAGCCGATTGAAGTTCCTGAAAGCATCATCAGTCCGGACTCCAAGTACCATACAGCCGCCAAGTTACCAGTAATGTGTGGAGTGGCGCCGACTGAAGCCGTAGACTGAATGGATGCGGAAGGCATTACGAAAAGACCGAAAGCTCCACCACCAAGACCCGAACCACCGAGTAAGCCCTCTGTTCTCCAACCAGCGTTGGACGTATAGAAGGGGCTTGTCGCGGTGTCAGCAGCAGGGTGCTGCAAGCCGAGAGTTCTAACATATGTGAGAGGTGCTACGCCAGCATTCAAGAATGCCTTTGAAGCATAGGTACCGTAAATAGGCGACTGGGTGTTTGCACCATCGCGATATACGTCTCCGCCGGCGGCACCGGGAACTGTATCACCGAACATACTAAGGAAGTCGGAGTAAGCCTCAACCTTTATTGGTTGCATGGCTAGACCTTGCGTGGCGCGACCGATAACGGTGGGACCAACGACATCTGGGCGTGTTGGGATAAAGGAGTTATCAATCTCGTTGATAAATACTCCGGGAGAAACAAACTTAAATTTCTTTACTGACATGATTTGGCAATCCTCTTGTTTTATTTGTCTTAAAAGACTTCACAATCATTACTTAAATAGTGTTTTGGATTCCAAAAGGATGAACGAAGAATAGAAATTAAGCTTTAGTTCCTGAATTAGTCTTCCAAAAAGCCCGGCTGTCCCGGAATTACTCCAGACTCTCTAGGAAACGTGACTTCTACAACACTCTCTTCAATCTCAACGATAGGTCGATCGTCGTTCTCCCCTTCGCCGATTAGATAGCCTAAAATTCTTATATTTATGGTTGTTTCAAAGGTTCTGATTTCCTCTCCCAAATCTGAGAGATTGTTATTATGTGTGAAATTTTGATCTATGAAGGCTTCGTAGATATGTCCGTTTCTTCTCATTAAAAATGAGTTAATCTGGCCCGTGCGTGTCATAAACGGCTGTATAAGCTGGTTCATCTGCTCTTGGTACTCAGTTTTGATTACGATCTTGTATTCTACGTTCACATATACAGGTATAGGTATAGATAAACTCTGTATGACCACCTGCTTGTTTATTCTAGGGAAATAGTCTTGTAATTTACCGCCAGTATTAGTTCTAGTCCCGGTGGCGACTGCAAAATTTCTTGTCTTATCTTGTTTTATCTTTCTAGCGATCACCATTCTGCCCGCTCGTCCCTTGTGGTCC